AAATACCATCTATACTATATTCTATTCGTGATGGTATTAATAAGTTTGTAGGAGAACGTTATGATTATGATAAACAAGAATGGACTACACTACAAGCACAAATAAAAGATATGGCTGAATCATCTCAGTCTATGACTACAGGTGTTGACCAATTAACTAAATATCTATCAAACATAGCAGAAAAAGCAGTGTCTAATACAGGTGGTATAACTAACTCTTATATGGGACAGTTATTCCAAACTGATAAATATGGTTCATACTCAAAAGATAAAAATGGAAAGTTTAAATTCCAAAACGATATGCTTATAAGACAGATTATAACAGCAATGGTTAAAAAAGGTATTGATACGAATGCTTTGCAAGACGCTGACCCATATTCTATTATAAATCACTTTGGAATTAAAAGTTTCGTTCCTAAAGAATATTATGATATACTTCCTAATATAATACTTGGTATGTCTGATGTATTCAAAAATCTTTCTTATGATGAACGTAAAGAATTTGATGAAAGACGTGAAGGAGTTGCAAACTCTGTTGACAGAAATTATCTTAATAACCTAAATAAGATATCAGGATATTCTCCTCAATATATAGATGCAATATACAAGCACCAAAAAGGACTTATGAGTTCACAAGAATTTCAAAGAGCAACAGGAATGTCTATATTTAGAGCAGCTGCTTTTTCTGGATATTCTCAAAATAAAGGTATGTATAAAACAGGACATAGAGTTGCTATAAACAAAGGCAAAACTACAAGAGTTAAATCAGTACAAGATGTAAATGATATCTTGTCTTCACCAGTTCCATCAATAGAAGCACTTGCTAATATACCAACTAATGTATGGAAAGATTTATCAGAAGACACTCGTGCAACAGTAAACTCTCTTATTGGAAAGTCTACATTTGGTATGACTTCATCACGTATGGTAGATACACTTCTTACTAATGATATTTCATCTAGTATGAAGAATATGACTGCTGAACAACGTGATAAAGCTCTTAAGCAACAAAGACTTGAAAATATAAAGATTATGATAAATAATGGTGGTCTTACTGACAAAGGTCTTAGAAATAGATACTATAGTAATGAACTTACAGATGAAGATAATGAAAAGCTTGATAAAGAACTTAATAAGTACTTTAAAGCAAATGCTATATATACAAAAATGCACAGTGCTAATATGACAGCTGCCTCTATGGCACACTATGTTGGTATGGGTGCAAAAGCATCAGATTATGAAAGACTAGGGTTTATATCTGACCCAGCACAACTTGTTCCTTTTATAAATGATAAGGGAGAGCTTCAAATAAATCAACTTAAAGCTAAATACTCTAGATACAATGAAGCTATGATGCAAGGTATAGAAAGAGAAGACAGACGTGTAAGAATGGGTGATGATTTTGAAATATCTACTCCTATTACAAGTATTAATAGAATGCTTACAAATGTATTCCAAGATGCTAAAGTTACACGTAATATGGGTATAATAGGTGGAGCAGGTGCAGGATATGCAATAGGTAAATTACTTGAGCAAAAAGGTATAGTTCAATCACCTTGGCTTGGTAAAATGATGGCAACAGTTGGTGCTGTTGCAATGAGTTTTGCTAAGAATAGAGAAAAGATTGAAAACATATTAGGTCCTGCAGGTGAATTTAAAAACGAATACGGAATTACAAATAGACAGATATTTATGGCAAAGTTTATAAATAAATGGCTTCCTTCGATTGGTCTTGGAGGTAAAGTTGGTTCTATGACTATGAAAGCATTTCAAGCAATGGGACCACTAGGAACACTTATATCACCATTTGCTGGACTTATGACTGGACTTCTTGCTGGGTCTATTGCTCCTACACTTATGAGATTTGCACAAAAAAGACTCTTTGATAATAATGATGAGAGTAAAAAAGGTATCTTTAAAAGACTAGGTAGATTTCTTATGAAGTTTGATTTCGTAAAGAAGTATTTCAATATAAGAGATAGACGTACAGATGCTCAAATAGAAAACGATATTACAAGAGATATGATACGTAACTTAGAAAGAGATAGTGAAAATCTTGCTAAAAGACTTGAAGACCCTGATATTACTGAAGATGAAAGAGTAGAAATTCAAAAAAGAATAGTTGAAAATACAAAAAGAATAGAAGAACTTAGAGATTTTGCAAGAGATTTACAAGAAATAGAAGAAGACCATAGAGCAACAAGAGAAGAAAAAGATGCAGCTAAGAAAAGAAGAAAAGACATGCTTGAGGGTAAAAATAAAGAAGCTTACCATTTAAGAGAAGAATCTGAAAGAAGTAAACGTGACTTATCTCAACGTAATATAGCTATGCATGATATGAAGTTTATAACTAAAGGTGATATGTATAAGCAAACAAGAGATAAAACTATGGCAAGAATGAAAGTAGATGCTTTAAATGCACAAATTGAAAGAAATAAAGATTTTAAAGAAGGTTTGAGTAACTATCTAAATGGTAACATTGAAGATATAAGAGACCCAGAACTACTTGCTATGTTTAATAGATTCTCAAAAGGTGGACATAATCTTAATGATGCAAAAATACAAGAGCTTATGAGAAGATATTATGCAGATAGAACTTATATGCAAGAGCTTAAAGATATAGAAGATATGGATTTATTTATACAAAATGAAATAATAGACCCTAAAACAGGTAAACCTTTATCTGGAAAAGATGTAATATATAAATTTGGTAAACCATACTTAGAAGCAGCACTTTCAAAACATAATTATGAACGTGCAATAAGAAATGGTAAAGTTTTACTACCTTCTGAAATAATAAGAAGTTCTGATATGACTGCATTTAATAATATAATGCAAAATGGAGACTTGAGTCCAGAAGAAAAAGAAAAAGCAGTAAAGAAATGGTTTGACGAACTTGATGAAGATAAGCGTAAAGGTCTTACAGATGCACTTAATCTTCGTACAGACGTTGCAAAGGGACTTGAAAACTTGTCTAAAACATATATAAGATACTTATCTTATATGAATCCTCAAATGCCTTTAGATGCAATTACACGTAAAGCTATGTATGATATACAAGAAACAGTTGTACTTAACGACTTTAAAGCTGATTTAGGTAACATTAAAGGTATTGCAGGAGATGCTTGGGACAGAATTATATATGAAAAGCTTCAATCAGGTTATATAGTAAATGACTCAAGGTCTCGTGGAGAATCAGAACAGCTTATATCAACACTTATGAATATGCGTAAAGCAGAAGTAGGTGGAGGTTCTGGTAATGGAGACAAATCTACTACACAAGATACACAAGCATCTTGGCGTATGAGTGATTTTAAAGACCTTACATTTGCAAACGGAAAGAAAGTATCTGTTGCAGGTTGTGCACTTGGTGCATTTAATGCAGCTATTACAAGACATGGATATCCACCTATATCTGGACAAGCAATGCTTGATATTGCTAATGAGTATCTAACAGATGATGGTGTAAATATGGAATTCTTTAAAGCTATGGCTGTAAAGATAGGATGGGAAGTTACTCAATATAAAGGAAGTGAAAATACATTTACTCCTCAAAACTTCAAATCTATAGCTAGTGGTCCTAAATCATCTGTAATACTTCAACTTCAAAATATAGATAATGATGGTTCACATTACGTAACTTTACTTCAATATGGAAATAAGAAATGTCAAATATGTGACCCACAAGCACAAGTTTATAAAACAGAAATACTAACAGGTGATATACTTGCAAGACTTATATCTGTAACCGTACTCACTCATCCAGGAGATTCTAGCTTAAAAGCAGACTCTGATATGAGTAAAGTAGAGAAGTTTAAAAAGAACTTTAAAGAAAGAGCTCGTGACGCTGTTAAATCCACACTTAAATCAAACGGTATAGGAATGGCAGTATATGGACTTTATAAACTAGGTAAATATATAGGAAATAAAGGGTCATCAACTGGACTTGTACCAACTGGTGCAACTAATGCAGATGGAACACCTGTTGTTTCAGACGAATCAAATGAAACACAAGACCCAATAGTATCAAAACTACAAGAAATACTTGATAAAATAAATGATTTTGTGAACGTTCGTATTATAGGTGATGATACAATTGCACTTACAAATACAGACTTAGAATCATCTAAAACTGCACTTCAGATGAGTTATCAAGATGCTAAAACACCTAAAGATAAAAACAGACTTCATCATATAAGACAAATGTTTAGCAAACCATCATTTCAAAGAGACCAAATTAAAAAAGAAAAGGTTGAAGATGCAATACTAAATGGTGCTTTAGGTGGAACAGGAACTACCCAAACTACACAAGGAGTTACATCTCAAGTAGAAGCTGCTAAAAAGACTGGTGGAGGAGTAGTTGACACTATTAAAAATGGACTTAGTATGCTTGGTATCACATCTTTACTTACTAAAGGTAAGGCACTTATGTCTAAACTTTGGGGTGGTGTTAAAAATGTTGCTAGTAAAACATGGGGACTTGTAACTAATGGACTTAGTAAAGTTAATGCATTTGCACAAACAGGTCTTGGAGCTACACTAACATGGACTGGACTTGCATTTTTACAAAGATATCTTGCTAATAAAGCAACAGAGATGACTGGTAGGAAAGAAGAAGAGTTCTATGCTATGGGTGAAGGTAACGATAACGGCGATGGTTCTATGTTTGATAAGAACGGTAAGTGGTTAGACCCTGCTAAAAAAGCAGAACGTGATAAAGCTTTTATGAGCAAAATGACATCATATGTTGATACACCTGAGTGGTATGAGTTTGTAAAAGCACATCAAGGTGACAGTGACTACTCTTATAGAATGGCTAAGATGGAATTTATAAATAGTGAAAAACTTAATAAATATCCACTTAAAGTAAGAGAAAGCTTTAGTAAACCAGATAAGAAAGAAAGAGACCTTAAGTATTTACTTGATAGACAACAAGCACTAAAAGGTGAAAAAGGTGGACCTAGTGATATAAAACCTATAAACTTTGGTAGACTTCGTGCAAATAAAGTGGCTAAATTTAAATATGGAAGTTATCCTGCTATAAATGGAGCACTTGGACTTGTACAAAATGCAGCAGCTGCAGCTTTTGGAGGTAATAACTTTGGTCTTACTATGGGTGTAGGAACTGGTTTGCAAGGAGACTTCTCTAAAATAACTAATGGTAACAACGATACTATTGCTATTATATCAAAAGTTGCTCAAATAACTGGTGTTGATGAAAATCTTATGATGGCAATAGCTGGTAAAGAATCTGGATTTGATGCAAATGCTGGTGCAAGAACTTCGTCTGCAAAAGGGTTATTCCAATTTACATCGGCAACATGGAAAGATGTTACTAATAAACATGCATCTAAAATAGGACTAACACCACAAGATATGCAACGTGGAATGGGAACAGGGCAAGACCCTAGATTTAACCCATATATGAATGCTTTTATGGGAGCATTTCACCTTGCAGATGAGTATAAAATTGCACGTCAACATGCAGGTCGTGACCCACTTCCTGAAGAAGTTTATATGGTTCATGCGTTTGGATTTAGTGGAGCAAGAAAGTATATTCAGGCTTCTAAAGATGCAATAGGTATACAACTTGAAACATCAAAATCAGTAATAGATGCCAATCCTTATTTCTTCTACGAAGGTGGTAAGAAACGTATAAGACCATTTACAGTATCAGAAATGTATACTTGGTTTAAAAATGGACTTATATCAGGACTTGATGTTAGAAATAAGAAAAGTGGTACTGCTATAAATTATGCTGGTGCATTTGGTCTTTCAACGTCAGGAGATACTATATACAAACCAGATAAGATAGATTCTACTGTTAAATATGGTGAGTCTATAGGCAAGACGTATGCTGGTATTATGAATAATATGCCGATTAAAGGAAGTAAAAATGATGTAGTAGTTACATCTGCATTTGGTCCTCGTAATGTAAAAGGAGGTTCAAATCCACACAGAGGTATAGATATACGTGCATATAAAGGAACACCTATATTTGCAACGCATAGTGGTAAGATAACATCAAATACATCTAACTTTGGTATAGTACAAATAACTGATGATAAAGGTATATCTACAAGATATCTACATTTATCTAGAAGAACTCCTCTTAAAATAGGAGAATTTGTAAAAGCTGGTCAACAAATAGGAGAAGCAGGTGGAGTAGGACCTAATGGTAGAGTTGATGCATACGGTTCTCACTTACACTACGAAGTTATAGATGCAAATGGTAACAAGATAGACCCATTTAAAGTACTTGATTTATCTTATAATAACTTAAAGATGACAGAAGCTGAAAACATTGCATATGCACAAAGAAATGGACTTAAAGGTGCAACTTCTAATATGTCTAAATCACGTGGTGAAGAAAAAGGAGACGGACCAGTAAATCAAGATAATCGTCCAGTACAAATAGTAAATACTTCTGATAATGATAAAACTATAGGAGTTTTAATTAAAGTAATGTCGTCACTGTTTAGTGGACTTATGAAGCAACAAGCTAAAACTACTGAAGTACTTACGCAAATACTAACATTTATGCAAAGTGAAAGTAGAGACAATTTTCTGATAAATAATGCAAGAAGTATTGCAAAATCTAAATATTAAGGAGGTTTATTGTGGGACTTTTTACAAATATAGTAGAAGCTGTTGATAGAAGAATAAGAGGTTCTGCAAAATCAACTGTTGGAGAAGTAAAAGACCGTATCTTTAGAGGAACTGCAGGACGTGGAGGTTTTTATAATGCAGGTGGTAAACTTGGAAGCATAGTACAAAGTGATTTTGACGCAAGAGCAATGTCATCACCATTTGCAAAAACTGACTTTGCTCAACTTGGTACATTTAAGTTAAGCTCACCCAGTGTTAAAAATGAACAAAATCCATCTGCAAAGTATTACGTAAGACTTGATTATAAAAATCATATAGAGGGTATGCCACCTATGGCAGATAATATAGTTGACCCACCACCATTTATGCAAGAAGCTATGTTTAGGTCTCAGGCTACATCGTTTGAGAGTGGTTTAGTTGGTAAGAAATATGCAAAACTTGTAATGGAAAGAGGGAGTTATCTCTCTCTTACTCCATTAAAGTTAGACCCGTCACCATTTAAAACTATGATACTTGGTGGAAGTAAAGGTAACTTGCTTGGTAAACTTAAAGATAGTCTTTGGGGTTCTGTTAATATTCCTAGTTATGGATTTGATGCAGATATAGCAACAGAAGCATATTGGAGAGATGTATGTGTACATGCAAGAGCATCTCTTATGCTTTTAGGGCTTGGTACATACACAACTAAAGATATGGAAGTATTCTTACCTAAACACATATGTGATAAACTAGGAGATAGATTCTCTGCTATGAAAGGTGAGATTATAGGTACTGAATGGGAAGAAGGATGGCTTTCTAAAGCTGTAAAGTTTCCAGGTAAAGTCATTAAAAATACTGCTAGTATGATTGGTGGATTAAGTAGAAGTGGATTTGAAGCAGCCGATGATTTTTTAAGTGGAGGTAAGGCTGACCCATATAAATTTGCTAAAACTAAACCAGGTCAAGGTAAAGCTATTGCAGACCAGTTAATGAATAAAGCTAAGTCTGATTTAGCTAATGCAAATAAAAAGGCAAAAGAAAAAGCACTGACAGGAACATATCAAGTTAAGAGTAATGAAATACTTGCTGTTGATGACTCTATACTAGGAGATAATAAGTTCTGGGACCAAAATACCAAAAAAGCTCTTAAAAAAGCAAATCCTTATCCTTTATCTAAGTTTGGTAAAAAAGCAAACGAACTTGCTAAAAAAGCAGGAAGTCTACAAAATAAGTTTAATCAACTTAAAAAAGGATATGCAGATGTAGTAGATACTGCAACTAAGAAAGCTAAAGAGCTTGATAAATGGGTTGATAGCTCTATTAAGAATGCAAAAGAAGGATTACGTGCCTTTATGGGAACACATGGAGGAGATGTTGGTCTTGCTCTTTATGATAGAATGGTTGGAACAGCAGTTGACCAAGGTATAGATGGAGTTAAAAAACTTGGTTCTAACTTACTTAAAGGTGCAATTAACGGTAACTTTGAGAAGATTCCAGGACTACAGGATTTATATCAAGCTGGTTACGATAATAATAACTTAAATGACCAGTCTGTTATTAACTTTATGAAATATATACTAAATGCTGACCCTGAAACTATTAATAAAGGATTACCATTTGTTACATTCTACTGTGATGGACCTATTGAAAAGAACTATTCATCTTCACTTGATTTACAAGAATCTGAGCTTTCTGCTGCAACTGTACAATATTGGAAAGACCAAATGGGTAAACTTGTAACAGCTGGACTTCAAAAGATTAAAGGATTTGAAATGCTTGGAGGAGACCCAGAAACATTTAAAGATGCATGGAAAGAGTTAAGATTTCATAACTATCACGATGGAAGTTGGGTTGGATTTAACTTATCATCTCAGATAGTAATTCCAAAGATTATAAAAGGTTCAACACTTGGTGAAACATATACGGCAAATATAAGACTACTTGCAGTTGGAACAGATAGATGGAGTTTATTTAGACTTCATTTTGCTATATGTAAACTTATACCTTTCTTTATAGTTAAAAACGAACAAGACAGTCAGGAAAAATATATAATTCCTCAACAGCCATATTATTGTGCAGCATTTAGTAAAGGTGTTATGAACTTACCACGTGCTGCAATTGAAAGTATAAATATAAAAACAGATGCAACTTATAATACAACAGAAGGTATAGCATCTGATATTACAATTAGTATCAATATAGTTCCTCTAATAAATGTTGCTACATCTCCTAAACTTAGAAGATTTACAGCAAATGATACACCTGAGGCAATTATAACTTCTATGTTTAACCCAACATCTAGTTTTAACTTACTTGCAACTCTTGCAGGTCACAATACTGTATTTACAAAGATACCGATAGGACTTTATGAATATTTTGTAGAAGGAAAACTAGGAGCATATGTTGATAATGTATCAAATATAATGCGTATTGCATCTAATGCATACCAAGATTACACAATAAATACAAACTTCAACTACTTAAGAAGAACACTTACAAGATAAAGGAGAATATAATGAAAAAGAATGATGATAGAGACTCAAGTAAAGACTATGCTATTTTAATGGATATACCTAAAGAAGATAAAGATATCTGTAAAAAGTATGGTTTTAATACTTGTCTTAAAATGGTATTATATGGAGAACCATTTGCAGATAGTAGACCAAAACCAAATATGAAAACAGGTGGTATTGCTCTTGTAAACCAAATGAAGATGAAGAAAGCTTTTAAACCATTCTTTGAAAGAACTGAACTTCTTAAAAAATTAACTATACTTTCTCCTTATCTACTTAAATGTAACTTCTACTTAGAAGCTACTGAAAAAGATAAAAAACGTATATTAAAGCTAAAGAAATATATAGGAGACCTTTACTATAAAGAAAGACTTGCACATATGGGAGAAAAAGACGTTGATAATATGATTAAGATTCATAATGATGTTATGTTACAAAACGAATTTAGAATCATACTTACAGATGGATATAACATTGGAACTTTATATTCTCCTAAGATAATAACTCCTGATAATCCTAGAGCTGAAGTATACGTGTACTTTAATAATAGTAAGGAGAAGAATGACTATTATAGAGAGAAAATAGAAGAAAGTTCTCATTATAAATATTGGCAACTTAGTTATAAAAACTTTAAATATCAGAGTAATCGAAGTATAAAAGAGCAATTTAAACATATGAAGAAAATAGTTGAAGAAATATGTGAATCAATAAAATCTACTAAGCAAATGAAAACTAAGCTTGGTAGAATATTAGAAGAACTAAAATATTATCCAGCAGAGACTATAAAAGAACTTGCTGGAGTAACTGAACTTAAGTCTAGAGAATTTAATCGTATAGATGCAGAATATAAGCTATCTTGTATGTTATTTAATAAAGTTCCTCTAGCACTAGAGATTATCGAACAAGGAGGTAAACTACTACATGAAGACACAGAAGGAGATTTTGAGTCATTCTTTTAATGGTCTTAGAATTATTATAAATAGTTACAGAGAACCAGGAGAAGATAATCATGACTTAATAGAAAGGTCTATTGAAACACCTAGCATCATAAGAGAACTTATGAATGCTGTAAATCCTTGTATGGGAAGGTCTCATTTAATAAGTATTTTAAGAAATAGTGAATTTATAGAATCATTATAAGGAGTGATGAAATGTATATAAATGATATGAATGAAGTAAAAGATGCTGTACTTAAAGAGATACTAGCAAAGGTAATTATAAAAGGATGTGAAAATATATCTGAATCAGATGCATCTAAAGCAATAGCTTGTAATGTACTTGATGGATTAGGAATAAATATAAGAAAACTTGAGTCTTTAGTTGGAAATGAAAACGTTGAAGAACACAATGTAGTTATTAAATCAATAATAAATACAGTTGACCATATCTCATCTAAAGTACTTAGAAGTTTAAATGGAGAACGTATACCAGATGATTCTGTTCATCAAAGTATAATATCAGCAATGGAAGCAGAAGAAACACCTAATGTACTTGCAGATACTATAAATGAAATACTAAATAACGCAGTATCGTCTATGCAAACAGATATAAAAACTGCAAGTAAGATGGTTCTTCAACTTATAAAAGAAAATCAAGATGCTGAAAAGAAAGATAAAGAAGCAGAACTTGATGATTTTGATAATCCAGATATGGATAAACAAAACGAAGAAGATACTGAAAATAAAGATGATAATGAAAATGAAGATGGTGGAGATAATAACTCTGACGATGATGGAGGAAATCCTTTTGATGATGGAGGAGATAAAGGAGATGACTCTGATAAGGGTGATGATAAAAATGAAGGTTCTCAAGATGATAATAATAATAATAATGAAGATGATAAAGGAACTGAAGAAGAAAAGAAAGATGATTCAGGAGATAATGACGATTCGGTAGGAGATGAGAACCCATTTGAATCTATTTCTGCTAAAAATCTTGATGTAATTATTAAAAACTGGAATAATGGATATGATATTCGTGCATTTGAAGGTTTAACTTATAAAGATATAGCAAACTTCTCTAATTTCTGTGCAAATGGACACGTTGGTGGAGCTTTAAAATCTGCTTATGATAAAATGAGTGGAATGGAAAGTGATGAATTTAAACATAATGTAGAGAAATTCAAGAATGTTTCAAGAGCATATGGAGAAGTTACAGTATCAACACTTCTTACATTAGGAAAACTCGGTATAAAAGGTAATAATAACTGTATCAAATATCCTAATGCATACTTAGACTAATAACTAACCTAGGGGTCACACCCTAGGTTTATTTGTCCCGTAAATAAATTACTATTATAAATAATAGGTCGAAGTCACAAAGGACTTATATTAAATAACAGGAGGTATATTAATTGAAGAATGTATTTAGTTTTAGAAAAAGAAAAGACCCAAAACTTGAGTTGAAAGGAAATGAGATGTATGAGTACGTAAGAGGTAGAGGTATTAGATATACTTATTCTAGAGCAAGTGGTAAAATATATGAACTGTATAGGAATAGAATGTTTGAAGTTAAAGATATTTCTAAAATAGATGATTTAGAAAAGGTTCAAATATATAAATCACCTGGATTTATACGTATAGTAGACTTTGACGATTTAATTCCAGGAAATAAAGCATATCTAGCTAAGATGATATACAGTTTATACTATCTAGATAGAGTAGAAGGAGATAACATTTATATAAAAGATATAGTTAGAATGAGAGATTTAAGAAAGGAGATTGACTGTGAAGGAAAGAAGTAATGTAAATATAACAGAAGAAATGCTTGAGACAACACAAACACAAGCTCTTATCTATGCAGCAAATGGAAATAACTCATCTCAACGTAAGGATATGGCACTTGACCAATTTATGAAACTTGTAGTTCCACTTGAAGCAGAGTATCCTTATTATCAAAGTAGTCTTATGCAAGATATAGTATGTAGAAGTAGTGTAATAAGAAGACGTAGAGGTAAAATAACACTTCTACATCATATAAAGTATCAATTTATGAACTTTTACATCTATAAATTAAATGGAATAATTTATTACCTTGAAACAGATAAGTTCCATCCAAATAGTTCATTTGCATCAATACTTAATACAGATTTAGATTTACTAGAAATAGGAAAAGAGTATGATATTAGAGATGATGAAGATAACTTCTGTATAACTTATCCAAATAGTTATAATCCAGTTACTAATACTTTAGGACTTGGAAAGAATATAAGGTCAATAATCACAACTAATGTTCATAACTCTTCAGATAGTGCAAATGTATCTGAGTCTTTTTGTCGCAAGTTTACATGTTTAAGGCATACAGAAATTAAGATAGAGCTTAATGAAAAGACTATAATAAGTAGATATCCAGAACTATTTCCTAAAATAGGAGAAGTAATAAAAGATGATATTCTATTTAAAGTAATAGCAAATACTGATGACCCTATAATACTTGGACAAAATCCTGAGATTGCAAGTGGATTTGAAGATGAGCAAATAAGAGTTGATAGCAATTCATTTCTTGCAAGAGTAGAAGTTTACTGTAATCAAAAATGTAAAGATGATAATCTTGAAAGATATAGACTTGAATATCTTGAATATAGACATGCTATATATGATGCTTTATCTGAGTATCCAACTAATATGTTATCTGAAGAAGCAAATATAATAAAAGAAAACTACAAACATGATAACTTTAGAATAAACTCACAAGCAGTTGACTATCCTTATATAAAGATGACTTTCTACACAATAGATATACCAGATGTAGGATATAAATTCTCTACACAATCTGGAGGAAAGTTTACTATACAAAATGTATATAGAGATGGTTCTTTTGTAGATGAATATGGACGTAACATAGACTGTGAGTATATATCTCAATCACTTATAGCAAGGTCAACAGCAGCTCCACTTTTTGAAGTGTTTCATACAGGAGTAATGGAAAAGTTAAAGCTTTGTATAAATGATGGAACTATTACACCTAAGAAAACATATGAGTTTTTACATAAATACTATACTTTACTTGATTTAGAAGATGAATTCTTATCTATTGGAATGACTGAAGATGATTTGTACGAATTTATAAAAGAAGGATTTCCACCAATAATATATCTTCCATATACAAATCTTAATAATCTTCCTACACATGCACAACTTGCAATACTTGCAAAGAAATATGTAGGTTATGAAAGACTTACTATATGGCATGTAGAAGATAGTGGTGTAAAGATGCCTTTAACATCTAAGCATGAAGTAGGATTTATCTGGTATAATAGACAAAGAAATGACCCTAGAGAAACTAATAGCTCTACTTCTATATCAGAAACTAACTCAAAAGGATATCCAGTTGAGAAAGATGCTTCTAAGAAAACTGGAAGAAGTAGCTATTCTAAAACAGCACAAAAACTTGATATACTTACAAAAGAACATATGCTTATACAGATATGTAATTCTGTTAATAATGCAATATTTAACTATAAGGTTGGAGGAAAACATGTTGTCCCAGAACTACTTGTATGTATAGGTACACAACTTGGAATGGAACAAGATAACTCATATAAAAATGAGCAATTAGAAGACTAAGTTAAATATTAGATAATTATAAATAATTTAGTGAAATTCCAGTCGATATTGGAAGCCTAAAGTCTTTATTTCCTGTTAAGTTGGAGGTGATTAGAATATGAAAATAATTGAAATGGAAAGAGAAGATTTACTAAAGGAAAGAAAACGTATAGAAGCAAGAGTTACACGAAATCTTTTAAGAACTAATGCAACTATATTTACTCTTCCTAAAACTAATTACGGAATGATATTATCATTTTCGCCATTTAACATTAATTCCTGTACCAATAGTTTCGTAAAGAGTGAAAGTAGATGGAAATATTCTCATATTTCTAATCGCCTACACACTTACGAAGATGAGAGAAACATTTTAGAAAAAGAAATGCGTATGTTTATAAACTTTAAAGAAAAAGATTATTTACATACAATACTTTCAAAATTTATCTATTATGATTTTAGTGTACGTTATTGTATTAAAAATAAATTACCAATAATAAGTAAACAAAATCACAATAGACTTAAGAAACTTATTAAT